ACCCGCGAATGAACGAGATCCAAACTATGCGCCGAGCATTGGCCAAATCACGGGCAACGGCTAAGCAACAAACAGTAGAGGCGGACAATTTGTCCAGACAATTGGCAAAGCTTATCAAGGTCGAGATGACGCGAAACCAGATCACTCTCAAGCGCCTGTCCGAGTTAACAAAAATTTCAATGTCCCAGATCGTCAACTGGCTGTGTGGAAGCTCAATGCATTGCATTCCGCCTGACGTAGTCACGACATTGTATAACGCAGCAGCAAAACCAACCAAACCAAAGAAGAAAAGAACACTATGAATCTATTTATATTTAAAATTGACGTAACCAAAATTGATAAAAGTCGTCTGTATAAGGGCGCAAAAGGAACTTACCTTGAAATTATTGTTTATGAAAACGAGAAGCCTGATGCCTTTGGGTATGATTTTTCCATCAAGCAAACTTGCACAAAAGAAGAGCGAGAAGCGGGATTAAAGATGCCCTACATCGGCAATGGTAATAAGGTTGGCGCAAAGGCTTCGCCACCGCAGCAAGCGACTCGCAAGATCCCACGAGCACAACCTGCTGCCCAGGTCGAAGACGATGGCGACGAAATCCCTTGGTGAAATCTAACAAAAAGAAACAAATGAACACAACAGAAAGCGGTCGCAAAAAGTTTGCTCTCCACTCCAGTCTAACCAGCGATGAGAAGCGCAGAATCCTGAAACGTGCCAATGCCATTATGCTCGACGGTTACACAATTGAGAAGGCTCAACGCCGTGTAGGCTACAATATCGAAGACATGCGGAAATGGGCGTTGGATCTCAACTATCCGTTAGTCATCACGAAGAAATCCAAATACAAAGCGCCATGAAAATTTACCTACAGATGGACGGTGACCAACTAGTCGAATACGTCGAGAAACGAGAGTATGAAACGATCACGTTATTGGCTCACGATTTAGCCAACGAGCGAGATGCACTCAAGGCCGAGATCGAAAAAATGAAAAAAAACGATTGGGAAGAATTAAGGAAATAATATGGCACTACACGAATCATCCATCCCACCTTTAAAGGTGCTCGTCCGCCGTGAGTTTATGACTAACGATGAGGCTCACAAAGGCCAATACGAGAAAGGCGTAGCAGTATCGGTGCGCTCAATACCTGGCTCATGCGCTTTGTTTCAAGTGTTGCTAGAAAATGGTGCGCTTAGAGACAAGCTCCCAATCCATGCTCTTCATGACTACGAGCATGAGCATGAGCATCCGTTTCATCATCTTCAATTGTGGAACTCGTTCTCTGCGAATTTTTCAATCGTCGAGATCAATTTCCTATCTGGTTTGCGCGTCTCGGTGCATCTCAAAGATGGTAAATGGGTCGAGGGCATCTATTTGTGGACTCTCCAGTGGGGGCCTGACTACACGCACGGCGCTGATATCACTCTTGCGATCCATCCCGAAGAGCACAAGAGCGGGCACTTCATTGCTCTCGACAATGGCGAGTTTGCTATCCAGCCTAACAACAGGTTAAAATGGCATGAGCCTAGCCACTGCACTAAACCGTTTCCAGTGCATCCAGAATACCGCGTAAACATAGACGAGTGGAACTGTGAGGCGTTCAAGAAATGGACGACCGAAGACTCAAGCGCGTGGCATTACGACACATCAGAATCATGAGCGAAGAACTTAAATCAGAGGAACGAGCCTATGAAATGGGCTACCGAATATCCACCGATGGGTTGACGGTCACTTGGAATCAAAAGCCAGTGAAGTATCACCTCTACAAAGGCTATTATCGATTCTCATTTGGGCCAAAGATTCGTCGTCGAAACATTAACCTGCATCGGCTCCAGGCGTTTCATAAATATGGACGGGCAATGTATGCACCAGGGTTAGTCTGTCGGCATCTCAATGGCAATTCACAGGATAACCATTACAATAACATTGCAATTGGAACACAGTCTCAAAACATGATGGACAGATCACCAGAGGCTAGGCTGCAACACGCAAAGCATGCTGCCCAACATTTGGTTAAACACGATTATGCTGCTGTCTATGCTTACTTCAAAGAGCATGGCTTTAAATCAGCGATGATTCATTTTGGCATAAGCTCAAAAGGAACGATGTCTCACATCATAAATCACCCATCGCTAAAAACCACTTGCTTGGCAGTTACTGCCCAATAGCATTTCATTACCGAGAACAGGTTTGGAACCCTGCGGAATTACAACAATGATCATCAAAACATCAATCCTTCAATCCTGTCGCCAAGGTGCTTTTTCATTGGGCACGTTCCAACTTGGCGGCAGTGTTGAGGGTTTTTTGTTATTATGAAACCACCTGCATTTCAATTCTATCCCGATGACTTTATCGGCGGCACTTGTGACCTTTCTGCAAAGGAGGTCGGCGCATATATTCGTTTACTTTGCTTTCAATGGTCGAAGGGAAAAATCCCAAGTGATCAAAACAAATTATCTCGCATCGCTGGGACAAATGTAACGCCTGAAGTTCTTGCTAAGTTTGCGGACGGCATGAATCAACGTCTTGAGTTTGAACGTATTAAACAGAGCGAGCACAGAGAGGCGAAGAAAAAAGCTGGAGAAAATGGAGCTAAAAAGAGATGGCAGAACCATAGCACACCCATTGATTTGCCATTAGCAAATGGTATGGCAAACACTATAGCAAACGATAGCTCTCCGTCTCCGTCTCCGTCTCCGTTACCAATTAAGAGTTCTACGAACTCTAAAAAGAAGGCAAAAGTTGAAATGTCAGATGAGGAATGGATGGCATCACTCAAGACTGATCCAAACAATCAAGGCATCAACGTCGATATGGAATACTCAAAAGCCTGTGCATGGTGCGTAAAGAATCACAAAGCGCCATCACGTCGATTTTTTCTCAACTGGTTAGGCAAAGCAGTAGCAGACAAACCGATTGCCATTGTTGCTAAACAACCAATGCCTAGCGTTACAGGTGGAATACAATTAGGCCCAGTAAACGGGAGGTGGGTATCTGTATGCTAAACCTCCCTCATTCCAACGAAGCCGAAAGCTCTTTACTTTCGTGCTTCCTCCAAGACCCAGTCAACCGCATTGGAGACGCCAGGAACACACTCAACGTTTCCGCATTCCACAGTGACGCTCACAAGCGAATCTTCACGGGCTTAGTGACGCTTTACGATACAGGATCACCAATTGATGCACCACTGCTTACCCAGCATTTCCGCAACAAGGGTGAATTGGAAGCAGTCGGCGGCCCAGCTTACATCTCGGAGCTATTTTGTTTCATCCCGCACTCATCCAATTACTTGCAATACAAACAGGTAGTTCAGGATAAATACCTCGCACGAAGGAACATTGAAGCCCATCAGAAAGCGTTGGAAGCATTTGCAGATGAAAGCTTGCCAATTGCCAATGCCATCGCCAAAGCACAAGAGGCTATGGATGCAGTGGAGAACACCGTGGTGCGTAAACTGGCACGCATCACGATCAAAGACGCAATTGCTCAGACGATGGACGAGATCGAAGAGCGAATGAAACGTGGTGGAGCAATACCTGGTTGGACAACGGGCTTCCCAATGATTGACGCTAAATGCGGAGGACTGCAAAAAGGTCGAGTCACAGTGTTTGCCGGCTTACCATCCGACGGAAAATCTGCAATTATGCAGAATTGCGCGAGAAATGCACTGGTAGCCGGCGCCAGAGTGGCTTGGTATTCGCTTGAAATGCCCAATACGGAGCAGACAATGCGTCTCCTGTGTGAGGATAGCGGAGTGGACAATGGAGCGCTCTACAGCGGTCTTATGACGCGAGCGCAGCAGGAGATGCTTTTAAGGTCTATTCGTCAGCTTTCTGAGCTTGGGTGCGATCTCGTCAACACTGACACCGCGACCGCTTCGGACATCCTCTCAGACATTGAGCATGGAGGCTACGATGTGGCTGTGGTGGATTACCTGCAATTGATGGAGGATGAAGGCAGGAAAGGTGCAACGAGGGAAGAGATCATTGCACGCATTTCACGCCGCATGAAGCAGGTAGCCAAGAGGACTGGCACACACATCCTCACCGCATCTCAGCTCAACGATGCTGGCAAGCTTCGCGAGTCGAGGGCAATCGGCCAGGATGCCGATGGAGTTTTTATGATCAGCAAAGTCGAGAACAAGAATGGCGATGGCACAGACGACACGCTGCGTAACTTATTTTGTGATAAGAACCGAGGTGGCAGCAGGCACTGGACTCTGCCGCTTGCTTTTTCTGGCCCGACATTTACGTTTAAGGAGATACCGCTATGAAATGGAAAACATTTGAAACAGCACCCAAAGATGGAACCGTGATCCTCGGTGATTTCGGCTGGCCGTGGCCGTTAGTCGCAGTCTGGAATAGTTATGACGAGAAATGGGTGACCGCATCTCTCAACGCCCAGTCAATGGTGCATGAAGAAATCGACTATTGGTTTGAAAATAAACAAGAAGGAGCAGACAGTTTAAAATATTGGATGCCACTACCGAAATTATGCCTGCGCTGAAAAACCCTAAGCATGACCAGTTTGCACAGAATTATTGCATTTGCGGCAATGCTTCTGAGGCGTGGCGACAGGCTACTGGTAAGACCAAAGATGCCAACGTGCATGCAGATGAATTCATGGCAATTCATGGCATGAAGGAAAGGATTGCGGAGATTCGCTCTGGGCTAGCTGAGAAAACCGAACGGAAAAAGGAGGATCTTTTGAAGTTCGTTTGGGACGTTATCGATGGCGCTGTCGAGGCTAATCCACAGCAACTCAGAGCCGCCGAATTACTT